CGATGTCCGGGATCTGGATCTTCGGGATCTGGATCTTCGGGAGGTCCGGCCACACGATCGTCGGTTCGGGGAGGTCGACAAACTCCTCGTCGACATCCGGTTCCTGTGTCGGCGGGTGTGACACGTTCTTCCTCTGTCAGCGGGACCGCTGGTACCGGTTTCAGAGTATCGGCCAGTTGATCACCGTGACCGGGATCGGGAGATCGAACGCNGCANNTTGACTGCCGGGNGCGNCGGANAGTTCGGGNNNTTGGNCTNNTGTNNANNGNTCCGGGNNNCCCTGNNNCCAGNNCNTCACNCGTGACCGGGATCGGGANNTCGAACGACCGGCACATTGACTGCCGGGAGGTCGGGAGAGTTCGGGGTTTTGGGCTCCTGTACATCGCTCCGGGCGACCATCTGATCCCAGTTCGTCACCGAGACGGGGAGCGGAGTATCGAGTGCCGGGACTGATACCGACGGTGCCGGGATCGTCGGGGTTTCGGTCTCCGGGATCTCTGGTACGTCGACAACCGCCACCGGAGTCTCCGGCTTTCGGAGCAACCGGNAGGNTGAGANTTCGGGAGAGTGGGGGCCGGTTCGGGTTCCGACTCTTTCTCGAACTCCTTGTCGATATCCTCTTCCTCCTCGACGGGCTCGACCCGCTCATCTGCCGCCGGCGGTGCTGCTTGCACCGGGCGCAAGGCGGCGGGCCAGTTAATCACCGTAACCGGGATCGGGAGGGAGAACGCCGGCAGGGGCCCGATGGCCGGCACCTCGATCGCCGGGACCTCCGGGATATCGACGAGGCCCTCCGGCATCTCGATCGCCGGGACGGCTGCCTGCTCTCCAGGCTCCTGCACGGGGGTCCTAGCGACCATCTGATCCCAGTTCGTCACCGAGACCGGCACCGGGGTATCGAGTGCCGGGACTGATACCGACGGTGCCGGGATCGTCGGGGTCTCACCCTCTGGGATCCCCGGGGTGTCGATGGTGGTCTCCGGGACGTCGACGAGCGTATCCGGGACTTCGGTAGACGGGCCGGGGTAGAAGCGGGCTCCGGGACGTCGACGAGCGTATCCGGGACTTCGGTAGACGGGGCCGGGGTAGAAGCGGGCTCCGGCTCGTCCTCGAACTCCTTGTCGATGTCCTCTTCTTCCTCTTCCTCTTCCTCTTTCCTCAGGACCGCATCGAGATTCTTGCCGATCTCCGTCTCGCTCCACCGGGGGATCTTGATCTTCGGAGCCTCGATCTTGTCGGCCTTGAGACTGATGTGCCCGATCGTCGGGAGAGAGATCCCGACCTTTCCTGTGACGCTGTTGATTGCCTGAATGAACCCGTTGATCAGGTCGATCATCTGGTTGATCGAGTCCTCGGTCCACTGCACGATGTTCGACCACAGGCCATACACGAAGTCGAGGATCCCCTGCCCGACCCACTCGATCCCGGTGGCGATCGCGTCCCACCCGGCGGCTATTACCCCGGTGAGTGCCTGCATTGCGCCCTTCGTGATGTCCACCAGGGCCTCGCCGGCCTCCTCCCAGTCGCCCGCGAGGATCGACGCAAAGAGCTTCGCGACACCTAACATCGTGTCCAGGACGCCGGAGTAAATCTGCTCGATGTAGGGCCACGCCCACTCAAAGATCGGGACTATGACTTCCCCGATCACCCACTGAATTGCCGCCGCAATGTTCTCCCATGCGGCAATGAAGATCGGACCGTTCTCCCTCCCACCAGTCGATAATGTGGGCAAGCCGCCCCTCAAAGAACTCCACTGCGGGCGCCATCTGGTCCTGAAGGGCTGCAACGAACGGCGCTGCGGCTGCCTGCGCCTGCACCGCCCAGTCAGCGATCCCCTGTCCGATGTCAGCGAGATGGTCCCCCGCCCCTTCGAGGAAGGGCATGGCGTCCTCGAACGCCCCGATCAGGAGGTTGCCGACGGGTTCCAGCGCCTTCTCCGCCTTGTGTTGCAGGATGGCCATCCGGTCGCCGAGCGACATCGAGGCATCGGCTGCTGTGAGGACGGTCTCTTCTGACGCATCAAGCATCGTGACGAAATCGCCGAGGTCAAGATTACCTGACCGGATCGCTGCAGCCATCTCTGCGGCGCCCCTGGCGCCGAAGACTTCGGCGGCGATCGAGACCGCCTCGATCTCAGTCCCGCCTCCCTCACCTGCCGAGCGAGTTCGTCGAGCGCTTCGACCGGATCAGTGATGCCTTTACCGGCGAGGTTGCCGAGACCCATCTTCATGCCGGCGAGGGCAGCTTCGATGTTTACGCCCCCTTTCTCAAACTTACCGAGGACCGCTACTGAATCCTTAAGGTCAAATCCCAACCCTCGGAGCGTCGACCCGTATTGCGTGGTCAACGTAGAGAGTCTGTCGACTCCGATCCCGGTCGACTGCGAGACCTTGAATAGGTAATCGAGCATCCCCCGTCTGTTCTTCGGCGGCGACATTCCAGTTGCCAAAGAGCCGGGTAACCTCTTTGATGTTCGAGGCAACATCAGTCCCAGTGATCCGGGAAAGTTCCAAGAACCGAGTCGCCATATTTTTGCAACGGTTTCCCGGTGAGCCCGAGCCGGGTGTTGAGGTCTGCGACTCGCCGTCCCGACCTCACCGGCGCCGGCGGGGATTGTGCCGAACACCGCGGTCAAAAATCAGATTTGAGGGCTTCCAGATCCTCCCCGGTCGCACCCGTCCCAACCCGGATCGCGTTGTACGCTTTGTTGATGTTATCTGCGGCGAGGACGGCTGCGGTTCCGAGACTGGCGATTGCGGCGCCAACGGCGGCGATCGGGACGGCAAGGGTCTTCATCTTCGACGCAAAGCCTGTGGCGAGACCTATGAGTTTGTCCTTCGCCGCCCCGTATGGGGGCTGCGAGTGAGGAGAGCCCCGAAGATATCCCGGCCGTAACGCCTTTGAACTTGTCGCCGACCGCGGCGAGCGTGGGGGGAGAGCGAGGAGAGTTTAGACGCAATCCCCGAGGTGGCCCCTTTGACCTTCTCCCCCATGGTGGCGAGCCGTGGGGGAGAGCGAGGAGAGTTTATCGGAGAACCCCCCCGCAAACCCCTCGGTCTTCTTCGCCGCGTCCTGTATGCCGGTATCGAACCCTTTCTTATCCAGACTCAGTGTCGCTACGAGGTTCCGACGTTCAGCGCCATGTGTCGTTACTGTCCCACCGAATATCAGTGCTATTTCTTTGCATCGTCGTTTCATCTCCTCCGGCGACTGCGGCTGTTTTGGCGTCGTGTCCGGGAAGATGTCCTTCCAGGTCCATACCCGGTCCGTTCGTTTCTGCCGGAGCGAGTTGTAGACCGCGGCCGCAACCGTCCCGGCCCGAACATTCTCCATCTGGTGCTGCTGCCGGTCGCGGGCGACCTTGCCAGCGATCGTGATCGCAATCTCCGCCGGCGTCAGGTCGTAGAGGATGCGGGGGTCGTCGAAGTAGCCCGTCTCTGCGGCAAGGTCGAGGTACTCGTGCATCCACCCGGAGAACGGTTTCAGTTTCCCGTATCACCAGCAGGTTTCTTCGTCGAGGCCGACTGCATCGCGTCGTTCAGGAGTTCCGCGAGTTCTTCGATGGTGATGTTGTCGAGGACTTCCTCGAACTCCGCGTCCGTCAACATCTTGCCGTCTTTCCGCATGCAGAGTTTGACGAGCCTCGCTGTCATGGTGACGTTCGGGTCGTCGCCGAGCATCTTCGGGAGATCGGTGATCTTCGTCTCGAACTCCCGCTCGATCGCGATCGAGGTCCCGGCGGAGAAACGGAGGGTGTAGTTCACCCCTCCGATCTCCCCGGGTCACGTTTGGGATCATGTTGAGGACGCCTCACTGAACACGGGCGGAGTCTTGCCGTCGATCCGCAGGGTGAACGTCCGCTGCACTTTTTCGTCCTTGGGGACAGCGATCCCGATCCCGGACACAAACGCCGTGAAGGTGAGCGTCGAGGAGTCCGGGAACGTGATCGTGTACTGCGCCGAGCCCCCGCAGACAAACGCCTGCGTCAGCCGGGTGTTCCCGCTCGTGTCCTCGTCGTAGTTCACGGTCAGGTCAAACGTGCCGGCGTCCTTGAGGCCCTGCACGAAGGTCTTCCACCCGCCGGCGCCGTAGACGGTGTCTTCGATCTCATCTGCGGTGAGCGAGAGGTCCCCGATCGCGTCCACGTTGGCGATGGCGCCGACGGAGTCTGCGATAGTCGTTGTCTTGCCGATATAGGTCGTCATGTGTACCACTTGCTGATGTCAAACTGCACCGGGCATGCCCCGGCCGGTGCTGCCGGGTAGTCGTCGCCGGGGGCGGACCACTGCGAGTAATCGTAGTAGGTGCCGCAGAAGGCGATCGCGGACAGGCGCGGTTCGGTCACTCCGGTCGGTAAGAACCGGAACGACCGATGGATCAGTCCGTCCCGGGCGTCTCCTGCCCGAGAGCGGAGACAAACGCCTCGAACACGTATGTCGAGTGGTCCGGGAAGATCAGAGCATATTCCGCGGACTCGCCCGATTCGTAGCGGTCGAGCAATCGGACCGCCGGTTCGTCGTTCTCCCGGTAGTTCAGCGGACAGTGACCGGGGCGTCCGTTTCAGGCCGACCCGGTGCGTCCGGCGTTCCCGCGGTCCGTGCGTCGTGGTCTCGATCTCGGTGCGTTCGAGGTCGAGCCGGCCGATCGCGGAGACCGGGGCGATGGTGACGCCGGCGGTCACGTCGTAGAGGATGGATCCTTTGCCAATCATGGTTCGTGCCATTTCGATAGGTCATAGTAGGCGCCGCACAGGCCGATGACCGGTGCCGCCCGCTCGCGCATCGTGGCGAAGTTCAGGCTGAACTCATGCGTCTCCCCCTGGCTCGTGGCGGCTTTCCCGAGGTAGGCCGGATCACTCATCGCCGTGACGGAGAGGTAGCGGTGCCGTTGATCGCCAGTTCGCGAGCCCGTCGAATGCGTCCCGGATCTGGTCGGCCTTGTCGCGGGCGAGTAGGTAGGCCGGGTTGCGGACGAGGATCTGCACCGAGGGGTGGTCGATCACCTCTCCCGGTCCGTAGTCATGATACGGAGCCGGACCGCCGGTCTCGACGACGGTGATCGCGGCCGCCCGGTCCGGGACTCCCCCGAGCCACAGGTTGATGCCAGGTGTGCCAATCCCGAGCTCGGTCAGGTACTGCACGAAGTCGTCGCCGACGCTCACGGTTTCACCTGCCCGAGGAGTTTCTGGAGATACTTCGCGTATTCTCCGGAGAGGTGATTTACGGCCGTTCTCCAAGAACTTCGCTTCCCCAACGGGGTGGCGGACACCGAGCCGTTCATGGACCGGGACGGCATATGCCTTCCCCTTCTCCCAGGTTGCGCCGAACTTCTCGTAGCCGACCACCTGCACGTAGGTGTCGCCGTCCCGGAGCGGCCCCTCGTTGAAGACCCGGGACCGGAGTTCCCCGGTCTCCGACGGGGCACCGGCGGGTGGACTCGCCTTCCACCCGGCCGCCGAACTTCCGCATACCGTCCGCGACCGCGTCCGTCATCCGGTCCTTATAGACCTCCAGGTTCGCGATCAGCGTCTGGTCGCCGTTGACATACGCCACCTTCACGCTTGGTCTGGCCATGATCTTAACTCCGGCTGTAGATCGTCTCGATGCCGCCGATCTCCTCCCCGGTCTCCGGGTCAGTCGCAATCACGATATCTGCGATCTTGACCCGCCGGATCTCCTCGTTCCCGTTGAGGAATACGTATTCGTCGTTCTGTACCAGGAGGCGGTCGGCGTCGAACTCCTCGGCCCCGACGGCCGTGTGGACTCGCATAATCTGTTTCCTCGTCATTCAGTCACCTCGACCGGGTCGAATGCGACCCGGAGGAATGGGTGTCGTTCGGCGATCTGGCAGTTGAGACCGTGGCAATCCGCGTGTTTCGTGTAGCCGATCCAGGACGCAATCGAAGAGCGAGCGTCGCCGTCGAATGTCCGGCCTCCATCTGTTGCGGGCGCGGGAATCGTTCAGTCACCTGCATCAGATCCTTCGCCAGGTCGTACGATTTCTGCCAGATTTTCAGACGCTCGTGCTGTTGTACCATGTAGATCGCCAGATTTCCAGATCAACAGACTCCGCGGAAGCCGATGTGGTGGTACGCGCCGGACGGAGCGTTGCCCACGTACAGGCAGAACAGTCCACAGTTCGCGCCATACTTCCAATCCCCGCCCCGCATCGCAGCACGCTGACCGGTTGCCTGCCAGTAGTAATCATTGTCATACTCTGCTCTTGCAGAGCCAACCGTTGCCGGAGAGAACGCGTCTGCCGCGAGGGACCGGTTGCCGTCCTTCGTTGGGCGTAGAGTGTCGCGATGTTGCCGTTTGCGGTCGGCAGCACGAGACCCGCGCCCGGATACTCGGCGTCGATCGTGTGGTCCGTGGTCCCGATGAGCATGTCGACCCACTCCCAGGCGTTCCCGACGAGGTCGTAGACCCCCGACTCCTTGCCGTTGAGGCTCCATGAGGTCGG